GGCCGAAGACGTCGAGCGCCTGCGGCGCGGTGAAGAGGAGGTTCGCGATCTGCATGTACTTGTTGAACGTGCGCTCGCGGGCGGCGACGCCGCGGAGGCCGCGGACCTTGAACTTCGCGTTCGCGATCAGGTCCCACCGCTCGCGGTCGGACATGCCGGTGAGCGTCAGGGCCATCCGGTCGCCTAGAATCTGAACCAGCTCCTCCTCGAGGAAGTCGGGGATGTACTGGACGATGATCTTCCACGCCTTCTCGAAGAGCGGCTCGAGCCAGGTGTCCTCGAAGCGGGCGGCCATCCCCTCGAAGAGAGAGCCGCTCGCCTGCATCGCCTGGACGATCTCGGTCGCCTTGACCTGTCGCGGCGGCAGCTGCCCGAGTTTCGTGTCCGGCGTCGCGAGGCCCTCGCTGATGTAGCCCTCGACGCGGTTCAGGCCCTCGAGCGAGATCTGCGGCGCCTCGCCGTTGTCGACGCGCTCGTAGAACTTCTGCCCGACGGGGACGTTCGGCTTGAGGACCGCGGTGTACCCCTGCGGGATCCCGTCCGCGATCTCCTCCGGCGACTCCATGAGGTCGGGCCGGACCTGGCCGACGCCCCACGCGCCGCGCATCGACTGGTCGAGGAGGAGGTTGATGAGTTCGTTCGCCGCGCGCCACATCGGGACGACGTGGTCGGCGAGCGCCTTGTGCATCGTGCTCCCGGGAACGCGGATCAGCGGCGCGACGATGAACGGCGACGTCTGGTCCCAGAACGGGTTCGGCGTCGGCTTGCGGAGGATCTCGTCGTTCGCCCAGGTCCAGAAGCAGTTCTCGTGGACGAGTTCGCCGGTCGTCTCGTCGATGACGTTACCCCACGCCTCGTAGACCTCGATCTCGTACGGGTCCGGCTCGGTGTAGCCCTCGCCCATCCGGTCGCGCTTTCGGAACTCCTCGAGCGCCTGCGCCGCCTTTCCGTAGAGGCGGTTGACCGCCTCCTGGTCGTAGTCCGGGTTGCCGCGCAGCTCGTGGAGCTGGCGGTGCGTCCGGTGGATCTCGTAGTTGAGCGCGGGCGACGGGTCGCGGTAGTAGTCGTTCCAGTCGACGAGGTCGATCGCGAGCCGCATCTCGTAGTGCGACTCGGGGCGCATCTCCTTCCCGAGTAGCTCGTACGCGGGGTGCGCGCCGTCGCGGATCTTCGCGCGGGCGAGGCGGCCGAAGCGGGTCCGCGAGGACTTGACGTAGACCGGGTAGATCTTCCCGATCACGAGGGCCTCGAGGAGACCCCGCTTGATCCCGTCGCCGACGAGGACCTGGATCCCGTGCGTCGTCTCCGGCCGGTTGCCCGGCGTCCAGAGCCGCTGCAGGTAGTGGAGGAGTAGCTCCTGGACGGCGGTCGGCGAGAGGATCGGCTTCCCGAGGCCCGGCGGGTCGGCCGCGAGCCAGTCGTCGGAGTCGGTCAGCGCCCGCTCGAACGTGCCGACGATCTGCTCGATCGAGATCGCGAAGGTCGGCGTCGTCTCCCGGCTCTGGAACTCGGCCTTGTGGGAGAAGTCCTGCTCCCCCATGTAGGAGTCCCAGTTGATGCGGTTCTTCCGCTTACGCGGCCACTTCAGCTGGTCGCCACGGTCGAGGTACCGCTTCGAGATGCGGAGCAGGTTGTCGTTATCGACTGGCATGACGTCCTATCGAGGTGATCCCGGCGGGGAACGGGCGGCCGCTCTCGCCCCGCGCGAAGAAGCCGGGGGACCGGACCGCCTTGAGGCCGCCGGTCGCGCGGTACCGGGGGACCGGGGAGTCGCCGACGACCCAGTAGCCGAGGGAGTCGGCGCCGTTCAGCTGCTCCTTGGACTTGTCGACCGTCCCGTTCGCCTTCCACTTCGCGGTCTCGAGGTCGTGCGCGAGGTGCTCACAGTGGTCGTAGACCTCGATCATCCGGCTCCCGTCGCCCGGCCGGAAGACGCGGCTGACGGCGGCGACGCGGTCGCGGACCGGCGGGTTGACCTCGGGGATGATGAACCGGATCGGCGACGGGTAGTTCTGGAGGTGCTCCTGGATCAGGTAGAAAGATGCCTCGCCGGTCTGCCCCTCGCGCCGGCGGCCGGTCGCGTCGCCGTAGATCCAGAGTTCGCCGGCGTGGTTCGGGAACCGGAGCCGGAACTCGGCGGTCATCGAGGGGATGTCCGACCGCTCGAGGCTGATCTCGTCGATGACCCGGAACGTGCCTCGCGGGCCCTTCTGCCCGACGAGCCAGCAGCCGTTCGTCGGGTTGAAGTCGACCGCGAGGACGAGCGGGGTGTACGGGTTGACGTCGGGGCGCGGGACGCCGTCGCGGTCGCGCGGGACCGGGACCATGTGGAAGCGCCGGTCGAACGCGGGGTAGACGAGCGAGCCGCCGATGCTCGGGAGGAGGACGCCCTTGAGGCGGATCAGGTACTCGGGCGAGCCCGGGGGGAACTGAGCCTCGAGGCGGGCGATCTACTCGGGGAGGATCGTCGGGTTGTCGTAGATGCTTGCGGTGAAGATGTCCAGATGTGGATCATTCTTCCCGCCCTCGAGCCACGGCCGGACCTTCTTCGCGTACATCCATGAGATGCCGCCGGGCTCCCCCGGGGGCGGGAGGATCGTCGCCGCGCCGCGGATCCGGAGCCGCTTCCCGCCGTCGACGCGGAGGGAGACCTCGTTCGAGACCTCCTCGGCCGGGACCTCGTCGTAGTCGACGTCGTCGAGCGCCTCGCCCTGGAACGCCTTCTCGCCCTGGTCACACGACTTGAAGATCGCGAGGGAGCCGTTCTTGAGCCGGAGCGTCTGGTTCGTGATGTTCCAGTTCGCGATCTCGCTCGGCGCGATGAACGGCCGGCGGCCGCCGGGGGCGACGGCGCCGTTGTCGAAGAGCTTCGGCTGGGTGATGTTCCGCCCCATGTCGTACTTGAGGGAGATCACCCACGCCTTGACCGCGCGGTCGAAGATCGCGATCCCACCGCCGTACGCGCCCTTCGGGTTCGGGTTGCCGAAGCGGAGCCGGGACGCCCGCTGCGCCATGAGCGCCTCGGTCTTCCCCGATCGGTTCGCGCCGAAGATCCACGCCTCGGCCTTCGTGCTCGCCCAGAAGGCCGCCTGATGCGGGAACGGGCCGGGCTCGCCGTAGATCAATTGGTAGAGGCCGTCCTCGGCGCGGCGCTTCGCGAGGATCTCGCCGACCTCGGCGGCGGCGCGGAGGTCTAGCACGGGACCCGGTCGCAGTCCTTGCGGGTCATCGGGTGCCACGGATCCTCGCAGATCGTCGTCGTGGTCGGGCCGATCGGGTCGCTGGTCGTCGTCGACGTGAAGGCCGGGACGACACGCACGCCCTCGAGCGTCCGCGGGGGCGGGAGCATCTGGGCGGCGGCCGCGAGCACGATGGCGGCCGCGCAGGTCACGAGGATCGGGCGCACTACGCCGGCTTCTCTTCCGCCGGGGGCGGCGCGACGGGGGCGGCCGGCGCCGTCAGGAGCACCTGGATCAGCGCCGCGACCTTGCGGTACGGGAGCTTCGTGAGCTGCTTCGCGACCGTGCGGGCGACCTCTGCCGGGATCACGACGTCCACTTCGTCCTCCTAGTAGATGACCGTAAGGCGGCTGACGAGGCGCCGGGCCGCGTTCGCGGTACCGGCGAGCTCCTCGAGCCGAAGGGTGTAGGTGTGCGACCCGGACGCCTCGCTCGCGATGACCCAGTGCGCGGACTGCGTGGTCTGCGAGGTAGCGGCGGAGCCGGCGAGGTTGAAGTGCTGGTACCGGTCGGCCGTGTCGATCTCGGTGCCGTCCTTGAAGAGTTTCAGGACGACGTTCTTGTTCGTCGCGCCGGTCTTGTCCCAGCAGACCGACGCCTCGATGTGGACCTCGGTCCCCGAGCCGGGCGTCGTCGTGACCGTGTTCGCGGTGAGGTTGGACCCGTTGGGGATCGTCGAGGTCGAGCCGGTGACCACGTCGGTCACGACGGTCGGCGCGGCTATCGTCCCCCACGACGCGTCGGTACCGTCGCTCTTGAGCACGGTCCCCGACGCCCCGATCGCCAGCCGGATGTTGTTCGTGCCGTCGCGCGTGAGGAGGTCGCCGCGCGTGGTCAGCGGCGAGAGCGCGTTGAACGCGGCGAGCGCCGTCGTCTGCCCCGTCCCGCCGTTCCCGATCGGGAGCGTCCCGCTGACGTCGGTCGCGAGCGCGACCTGGGCCCAGCTCGGGTCGGTGCCGTCGCTCCGCAGCACCCGGTTCGCGGACCCGATCGCGAGGCGGGTCCACGCGGGCGTCGAGTTGGTGATGAGGAGGTCGCCGCGCACGTTCGCGAGGGCCGCGAACTCGGTCAGGTCCGCGTCGAGCGGCTGCATCGCGGCCCACGACATGACGCCGGCCGTCGTCGCGGTCAGCGACTCGCCGTTCGTCGCGGGGGCGGCGGCCGGGAGGTCGTAGGTGATCGCCCCGGCCTGCGCCTGCGCCCGGAACGCGGTGTAGTCGCCGCCGCCGCCGGGCTCTAGGAAGCGCAGCTCACCCGTCGTGCCACCGGACGAGTTACGAATCAGGACGTGCCCGTGGAGGTGGGCGATGACGTTCGCGGCCGGGGCGGTGAGTACGGCGGTCGTGCCGACGCGCATCCAGGCGCCGTGGACGAAGCCGTGATTCGCGCCCTCACTGTACCACGAGAGGTTCGTGCCGGACGCCGCGAAGTCGGCGACGCGGAACCCGAAGAAGTCCCCGATCGTCGCGCCGCCCTGGAGGCTCGGGTGGATGTAGTGGCCGTACTTCGTCGTGACCGTCGTCGCGCCGATGAACACCGCGAGGTCGTCAACGCCGTAGTCGGTCAGCCCGCCGATGGAGCCGGCGCCCATCGCGCGGTACGTCGGGCCGTGGAAGAGGCCCTTGTGCTGGCCGCCGGTGCCGGTGAGCGCCGCGTTCGCGGTGAAGACCGGCGTGTTGGAGATGCAGTGGAGGCCTGGCCAGCACGTCCCCGCCGTGTTCACGTCGACCGTCAGCTTATTGCGCGTGAGGGTAGAGTCGAGCGACGAGGCGTCGATGCCCGCGGCGACGGTGAGCAGCCCCTCGAGCGAGAGCACGCCGAACACGGCGAAGGCCGCCCCGTCGATGTTCCCGGTCCAGGTGGCGAGCAGGGGGATCTGCGTCTGCCCGAGCCCGAACGAGGTCAGGTTCGGCCGCAGCTGGACGTTGTCGAGCGTCCGGATGTGACCGGTGTGGGCGCTCCCGCTGCTGCTCGCGACGAGGGCGAGGATCGCGCCGACGTCCGACCCGCCGTAGACCGTCCCGGTCCCGCCGACGGAGGTCGTCAGCGTCGGGTCGTTCGTCGTCCCCACGCGCCCCGCGAGGCGGAGGTACTGCGCGTGGTCGTCGTCGAGGAGGCCGGCGAGGAGGCCGTGGTCGAGGAGGCCGTTGACCCCGGTGACGAGGTCGGCGACGGTCAGCTTCCGCTGGGCCGCGGGCGTGGTCCCGACGGAGACGTCGACGAACGGGAGCCAGTCGGCGCCGTCGAACGCGACGCCGGTCGAGAGCGAGAAGATGTCGAGGTCGACGGTCCCGGCGCCGACGATCGGCTCGGGGCTGTTCGTGATCCCGACGCCGCCGGCGACGGACGTGACCGTACCGCCGCCGCCACCGCTCCCGGTGCCGACGTCGTCGAGCGTCCCGGTGAACGGGTTGAAGCGGTAGCGGCCCATCTAGCTGTACGTATAGCCCGCCCGGTCGTTCCAGACCTCGACGAACTGGTTCGTGCCGGAGGCCCACTCGACGGCCGCGAGGTCGTCGGAGTCGAAGGTGAGGCGCATGATCGCCCAGGTGTCCTCGGCGACCG